ATTTGAGGAAGTTAGTAATAGAAAATACATTACAAGATATTGACTTTTTAATAATTTCTAATAATATAGAGCTATAAGGAGAATATAATGGATGATTTAGATAAATTTTTTGCAGAGTTAGAAACTAATATACAAAATAGTGAGCCCGAATTACCTAATTTAGATCGTAAAATTATTGATGATTTTCATGGTAATGTGCCTATTTTTAACGAAAAAGTTAATGGACAGTTACCTACTATTACTCCTAAAGCTCAAATATATATTACTGATATTTTAGAAAAAGGACAATACTTTAGATTTGCAGTTGATGGTGGAGGTTGTTCTGGGTTTAATTATGCTTTTGATATAGAAACAAATCCTAGAGATAATGATATACACTTTTCACAAAATCCTCCTGCTGTTATAGATGAGGTAAGTATAAAGTATTTATACGGAAGTGTAATTGATTTGGATACATCTAGTCTAAGTAAACAATTAGTAGTAGATAATCCAGGTGCTAAAGCAAGTTGTGGCTGTGGAACAAGTTTTGCTTTTGATGAAGCTATGTTACTAGAATCAGGAATACAATGAATTATAAAGAGATTGTAAATAAAAGTGGTCTTCCTTGGTTAGATCTTAGTATTAACATACCTCATGAAGAAATGCTTCAAGAAGCTATACAATTAAAAGATGAATTTGTAAAACACAGAGATGAAGATAATGGGTCGGGATATAGTCATAAAGGTTGGAGAAGTCTGTGTATACATGGAATAGATTCTTACAAAACCAATCATTACGAACAGTATGGATATAAATCAAATAATGAGACTCCATATACATGGACAGATATATGTTCTAGATGTCCTATAACTAAAGAATTTTTTCAAGATTATTTTCCTTATGATATTTATTATAGGGTTCGTTATATGTTATTAGAGCCTCAAGGATATATTACGCCTCATACAGATACCGATATACATAAATTATCTCCTGTTAATATAGCATTGAATAATCCAGAAGGTTGTAAGTTTAAGATGAAAGATCATAAAGGTTTTTTGCCTTTTTCAGCTGGTAAATCGTTACTATTAGATGTAGGTAATACTCATGCAGTGTATAATAATAGTAGTGAAGATAGATATCATATAATAGTACATGGTAAAATAACTAAGCAATTTAAAGAATTAGTAGAGTATAGTTATGAGAAAAATGGGTCTAAATAAAAATTATGTAGTAGCTATATTTGATGATCCAACTTTTGCATCTAAAAATATGTCTATACAAGAAAAACGAGCAGAAATTACAGGATTTTTTACAAGATTTAAATATTTTGGTCCTATTATATATGGAAGTTCTGTAAATGAAGTATTAGATAAAGCACTTGATTATAATGTAGAATTTTGTGTAGTACAATCTGTAGGTCATATAATAAGAGAAGGATCATTTTTTAAACTATTAGAAAAATGGATGGAAAAGAAAAATTTCTTTGTTACTGGGCATATTATGGACAAAGAAACTCCTAATAGTAACTGGGCAGAAGGAAACGGTTATTATGGTCTACATAAACAATGTATATTAGTTAATTTAAATTACTATAAAAAATTTAATAAACCTGTATGGGGAGATGCTAAGCGTAAGTTAGAGGAACCTGAGACAGTAGCAGCTGCTAATAGACACGTTAAAGATATACATGATGACTACACACCCCTATCACTAATACCTACAGAAGAAACAAAAGTTTGTACACCATTAGTTAGTGGTTGGAATTTTATAAATACTAGTTTAGAAAATGGTTTAACGGTATATAACTTTCATCCTAAAGTTAGAGATGCAAAAGAATTTGTATATCCTACAAGCAGTATAGAAGATTTACAGAATCAACTATCATGGATTAATAATATTGTAAATTATGCACCTCAATGTGTATTTCTATGGAATACAGAAACATATTTAGATTTAAAATATTGTAAATTAAACAAACCTATAAAAAATCTATATACATTAGCGGCTAGTTTTAAACCTCATATGATATTGAATCATTTTGATTTTGAAGAAAATACTATAGTTAATTTTTATGATTATAGTAAACCTGCTTTAGCTTATAAAAATATGATGCTTAAACATTGGGATGGTGACGATTATCCTTCTTTTATTAACTGGGCTAGAAAACAATACTCATTTAACGAAACTCATGGTATTATGACAGAAAATGAAACAGATCAAGATTTATGGGAAAGAGAAATTAGTTGGTGGAAAGGTGAGTCTAATATTAAAGAGCACTGGTATAGATATAAAAAGTTAAAACATACTTTTACTCATGTAGATATTTGTAAAGATCCTACGCCAATAACAAATAAAATTGTACCAGATCCTGATAGTTTAATTTGGTGGAGTAACGCATTTCATACAGTAAATGCTCATTACCTTCAAGGTTTAAAAGGTGTTACTGCTAGCTATAAAACTTGGATAGATGAAATTACTAAACAAAATCCTTACATATGGATTTTAGGTAAAGATTTTATGGATAAACCTGTAGAAGGAGGTCAGATAAAAGATTATGTTATTAAAAGCTAAAACAAGGTTAGAGTTTGATAATAGTTGGGTAAAGCAATTAAAATTTGTAGAACACACAGATCAAGATCTTGCAGGTCATGTAGATGCTATAGCAGTAAAAAGTGAATCAGGAAGTGTATTTGATTTTTATAGATCTAATCCTTTAGAAAATCCTGACGATTTTAAATACACAGCTTTATATAATAAAATACCTCAAGTTAAAAACTTAGTAGATCATTTTCAACTACAAACTACTAGGGTGCGTATACATAGACAACTTCCAGGGCAAGAGATACCTCTACATACTGATGATAATAATACAGCCGTAAAAAATAAAGATGATTATATGATTAGAAGTATTACGGCACTAACAGCCAGTAAAGATTTTAGATATAACTTTATAGATACAGAAAAGAAACGCAGAGTTCAATGGCTAAGACAGGGAGAAACAATATTTTTTGATCCAGATCTAGTGGCGCACGGAATGTTAAATGAGTCAACAACAGAAACTAGATATGCATTGGTACAGATATTTAAGTTATACCCAGTAACAGACTGGGCAAGAGATTTTATAAGTACCGAAAAAGTAGTAATAATATGAATATAGACTTTGGCACAGCGTTCCATAAACCTAATGGAAATGCAGTAAAAGTAACTATTAATGAATTTAGAGATAAACTATATCTACATATAAGAGATTATACAATGGATGGAGATACAGGACAGTGGTTTCCTACTAAAACAGGATTTTCTATTCCAGCAGATGAAGTTAGCTCTTTAATACCTTTACTAAATGATGCAGCAGAAGCTGTAGCACAAAGGTATATATGGAATAATCAATTAGAAATGGAATTTGAAGAATTGGAGAATGAATATGAGTATTAAAGCTTGGAATGATGAACAAGAAGCTGAACTAACTAGGCTTTATCTTGAGGAAGAAATTAAAGATGTACATGAACTAGCAGCTATATTTGAAAAAGGATATAGAAGTGTTATAAGTAAGTTAGTACAACTTAAAATATATGAAAAACCTGAATTAGATGAAGAAGATAAATCACTAACTGTAAAAGTTATGCTAAGAGAGTTAGAAGAGATTCTAGGTGTAGAAGTGATAGGTACTAATTTAAATAAAAAAGAAAATTTAAGTAAGTTATTAGAAGCTATCAAAAAGAAGATTGGTTAATGGGAACACTTAAACCAGGTGTACCATTATCCTATGAACGAGTAGATGGTGTTGTGTATGGTAGATACCAAGGAACAACAGATAGATTTAAAATTGGAGAAGAAATGAGACCAATATCACCAAATGATATAAAACCAGAGCCACATAGAGTTGGTTGGGACTCTGCTGCTAGACCTGCTCATAACCAATACACAAAAGAAGAGATTGAAGATTTAGGTATTAAGGTGGTGATGCAACGTCAAGAAGATGGTTCTATAAGTATTGGACCTAAAACAGATGTCTATAAGTTTAGTGAAGACAAACTGATAGAAGAATTTACAGACTATATTGATAGTACTTATGCCTCACATTATAATACCAATAAAATTCAATCTATGGAAAATATTATAGATAAAGGTCATGGCACTGGATTCTGCATGGGAAATGTAGATAAATATGCAAGTAGATATTTAAATAAAGGTACGAGAGACGATGCTCGTAAAGATCTAATGAAGGTGTTACACTATGCACTTCTTCAACTATACATACATGATAACAATTTATAAGGACTAGTCATGAAATATATCGTAGATATTGATGGTACTATCTGTCGTGCGCATCAATTGCCCAGTGGTAAATGGGATTATGAAAATCATACACCTATTGACGGAAGAATCACTAGAATAAACAAGCTATATGA